CAAGAAAAAAAAAAAAGTCTTTAGAACCATATAATGTCCTCTTCGTTGTCCTCCTCCTCTTCGTCCTTGTACGGTTTCTGCGGGGGTGGGGATGGTTGGGCCTTCAAGGCCCTTGAAAAAGAAAATCGGCGGTACAGGTAGCCCGAGGCGATAAAGACGACAAGCATCGACGGACAGACCAGTAATTTTTGCATCTTCTGAATCCAGTCGTGTAAAAAATCACGGTGCTTCAGATTTTTATTCTAGGCAAATAAATAAATAATAATGGTGGCCGTTTATGTATTGGCGGTGATTTCAGTTTTATTCGGGTGCATTCTCATCATCCTTGTCGGGGTCTCTTGGTTCCAGACCAAAGAAAAAACACTCACCGACCAGCGTCTCGTCCTGACGGAAGCCTTTCCACGGGACTCGACGATCCAGGTGATGAGACGCATCGAGCATCCCCGGTTGCGCCCTGGCATGCACAATTACAACCCGTCTTTATTCACACACAAGGACCAGCGATTTGTGGTGCACCGCCTCTCCAATTACAACCTGTGCCACAACATCCTGAAACACGTCCCTGACTACCTCGCCACCAAGCAGCGCCATGGCATTATCAATTCCATCGTGGTCGAGACCCCGGACAGGCGTTTTATTCTGGTCGATTATCCCAACGACCCGGTACATCCGTGCCCCGAATCCTACGAAGACCCCCGGTCCATCCTGTTCCAGGGAGAACTCGTCCTCGTGGTGAGTAATTCGCAAAACAAAGGGTGCCAGGGAGTCATGACCCTCCTCTTTATCGACCCGGACCTCCTCGAAGGCGAGGGCGTCGAGACCGTCCGGCCCTCACGAATCCTGAGGCTCCACCTGACCAACAAGAAGGAGAGGCACGTCGAAAAGAACTGGATGCCGTTTGTTTATGAACATTCCCTGTGTTTTGTGTACAGCATTAATCCCCACATCATCCTCCGGTGCAACACCGAGAATGGGGAATGCACCAAGATTGCCGAGACCTCCTCCTCACGGGTCCCCAGGTACCTCCGCGGTGGGACCCCTGCCCTTGCTATCCACCCAGACTACTACCTGGCGGCGGGACACGCGAGGCACGCCATCGCGGGCATGAAATTCATCTATACCACGGTGTTTTACACCTTTGAGAGCAAACCACCCTTTCGGGTCCTCGCCCTCTCGCAAGAATTCTTTATCGACAACGATTTTGATACACACAGTTTCAAGCAGCTCGTCCAGTTTGCCTCGGGCCTCGATTTTGATTCCAAGACCCAGCGCCTGTTCTTGTCCTACGGGTCCAACGACTGCAGCTCGCGAATCGTCTCGGTCTCCCTGTCCTCTGTCATGAGCCTCTTGCGACGCGTATAAAGGTGCTCGATGAGGCTTGAAAAACTACTGTACCCCGACCCCATGAAATGCGATGCCCTCGAGGCGACAAAAATATCAACAACGGCGTCTTCGAGGCTCGTCTTGCGGAGCGCGTCCGAGACCGGAATGGTTGTACAAGACAAGAGGCGGTGAGGACCGTAGCGACGAAGAAACATCGCCTGGGTCTCGTGGTTGTCCGTGGCCAGGTACGCTTTTTGGGTGGGATGCAAGTCAATAAAACGGGTAAAGGCTTCCAGCGGTGTAAGCATCCCCTGGGCCATGGCGAGCGTCGTGTGGTCCGTCCTCCGGACGTGCAGCGAGATAAATTCGTCCTCACCACCAAGACGGGTGACAAGGGCCCGTACCCTCCTCTTCATGGCAGCGGTGAGGCAGAGGTCCTCATAGATAAAAGACTCGTAGGGATTGAACGAGGGGTGCCATTCATACCCCTTGTAGGTCACGGGCAGTCGTGGGTGAGTGTTCCTGGTCAAGAAACGGGTGTTGGGCAACGGCTCGAAATAGTCCAAGAAAAAACCGTTGCACTCGGCCGAGGGCTTCCATATCACGACGAGGGGACGGCCCTCGGATTTCGCCTGCATGAGGTAGCTAAACACCACCCTTAGACGATTGCACAACCCCTCTGTAGGAACAACAACGAAAGGGTCCATCTTTGATATAATAAATAAATTTATTATACCACCAACTACATTTTTAAAAATAGCACCAAGTGAGGACCACGACAGCAAACGACAGCAACAAGGTCTCACCGAGATTCGAACTCGGGTTTCAGGATTCAAAGTCCTGAGTGATAACCACTACACTATGAGACCTTGCAAGAGAAACAAAGCAATCATCCTTATACCTTACTATTCAATAGTTATTGCGCATGAAGGCACTCGACCACATTTCTCACAAAGTCGGTGGAATTCTCGAGAGGGTACCCCGCCGAGAGAACCGCCGACTTGTAAATCAGCGAGACCTCTTTGGAGATGTCCGTCTCCGACTTGTCCTCAAAGAGGCCATAGTACCTCTGGATGAGGGGATGGAGCCAGTTCAACTCTAGAATCTTCTTCCCCTTCATCCATGACATGGTCTGGGTGTCCGACAGCGGCTGGGCCATCATAATCTTTTCCATGTTCCCGGTCCATCCAAACTTGGTCGAAACGACGCAGCATGCGGTATCCTCGGGCGTCGTGAGGACCGTCGAGAGCCGGACCGTATCCAGCTCCTTGTCGGTAATCTTTTCCTGCAGCCACTTGCAAAACTCCTCCTGCTTCTCCTCGGTCCCATCCGACCAGGGTACCGGGTGCTCCTTGCCGATATTGATGAGGTCAGATTCCTCAAAGCGCGTGGCCTTTTGGAGCATAAACTCGTCAAGGGGTTCCCTAAACAGCGCCACCTTGTACCCCCTGTTGATATAGGTCCGGGTCGCGGCGGTTTCCTCTGCCTCGGACCCCGTCGCATAGTAAATGCTCTTCTGCCCCTCGACCGCATTCTCCAAGTACTTGGAGAGGCTCATGATATTGTCCGAGGCCTTCTTGTCCTTCTCGGCACAGGGAATCCTTACAAACTTGAGGAGCGAGCTGTCGCCGTCATGGACCCCGAGCTTGATATTCTTCTGGAACGAACCATAGAAAGAAATATACTTTTCCTCGTCGTCGAGAATAGTGTTCAGCATGTCCAGGACCTGCTTCTTGAGCTGGGTCTTTAGGGCCTGGAGCACCTTGGTCTGCTGGAGCATCTCCCTCGAGACGTTGAGGGGAAGGTCGGCGCTGTCAATCACCCCCACCACGAAATTCATCCAGTCGGGGAGCATCTCCTTCTCGAGCTCGTCGAGGACCAGGACCTTTTTCACATACAACCGGATGCGTCTCTTTTCCCTCTGTCTCTCCCCGAGAAGGTCAAAGGGCGCGCGCTTGGGAAAGAAGAGGACACCCCTAAACTCAAACGTCCCCTCGGTCTGGAAGTGCTTGTAAAAAAGCGGGGGCTCGCTGTCCTTGGAGATGGCCTTGTAAAGGCCGTGGTAATCCTCCTCCTTGACGTCCGAGGGGGACATCATCCAGACGGGCTTGTCGCCGTTGACCGTCTCCCATTCCTGTATCGTCTTCTTCTCCGTCTTGGGCTTCTTCTCCTCCGTCTCCTTCTCCTCAGAAGCCTCCTCTTCTGAAACCTCTTCCACCTTGCCCGTCTCGGCCTCCTCTTCCACTACCTCTTCTTCCGAGGTCTCCTCCACGGGCACCTCAATCTCCTTGGTGGTGTAGAGCTCGATAGGATAGGTGATGAAAGAGCTGTGCGTCGCCACGATGCGACGCAGGGTCTTCTCCTCGAGATACTCCTTTGCGTCCTCCTTCAGGGTGAGCAGCAACCTCGTCCCGTGCCCTCCCTCCAACGACTCCTCGGGCGCCTCCTCCAGGGTATAAAACTGCTGCGCATCACTCTTCCACCGGTACGCGGGAGCGCCTTCCTTTTGTGTCACCACCTCGACGTTCTCTGCCACCAAAAAGACGGAATAGAACCCTACACCAAACTGACCAATCTGGTCCGACTTTTCCTGGAGCGACTGGATAAACTGCTTTGTACCAGAACGCGCAATCGTGGAAAGGTTCTCCACCAGGTCCTCGCGAGACATGCCGACCCCGGTGTCCTCGAGGAGGAGCGTGTTCTCCTTGGCAGAGAGACGGATCCCATACTTCCCATCGAGCTTGTTGCTACGGAGGTCGTGGTGGCGCTGCTTGTCAAGGGCGTCCGATGCGTTGCTTATAATCTCCCGGAGAAACACGTCGCGGTTGCTGTAAAACGCGTGGATGATAAGATTCATCAGCTCGCTGATGTCGGCCTGGAATTCGAGTTTTTCAACCATATTTTTTTTATAAAAAAAATAGTAATTATTAAATACTTTCAGTTTTTCAGAAACATGAATAAACTCATCGCATCTATGATACGTGTGTTTCACATCATCTTCTGGATGTTCCTCTTTTGCGGCGTACTGCTGAGCCGCAGCATGCAGGTCAACATGGTGTGCGTCATCGTCATCATGGTGGGCATCATGCTGTGGGAAATCCTTGGGTACTGCTTTGTCAACGTTCTCGAAAACGAGTTTGACCCTTCGAGGACGGACGGGACACCCGCGGACGCCAGCCTTATTCACGAGTACATGCTCAAGAACAATATCGACCCTCGTTACCTCGAAGTCGGATTCAAGTACCTTATCTATATCGTCCTCTTTATCGGTCTCTTTCGCATCTACTGTTTCATCCACAAAGATGCGGTGCGGTTGAAATAAAATTAAATTAACGGTCCATCTCGAAAATGTCTTGGTCTTCTTTGGCCTGCTTCCGGAGCTGTTCACGTCGTTTGTGCTCGTTCATGACATAGTTGATGCGACGGTTCTGCTCGTTGTTTCTCTCGCGCTCCTGAAGTTTCCTAAGGCGTTTCATGTGGCGTCGGAGGATGCGCGAGTCCAGGAGAGAGTCGTCCATTGGGTTTAGAGAATACATGGGAGGGAGCAGCGCGTACGAGTCGAGACTGACGGCGCCACGAAACGGGGGAGTGGGTTCAGACCGGTCAGGAAGCCCGTCCATCCGTGTCCGACAAAAGGGGCATAGAGGGACGAGGAGCAAATCGATGCAATCCCGGCATACACGATTCTTGTTTCCGCAACAGGACAGGTCATAAAATTTGTCAGGGGGCGTCTCGTAATAACAGATCGCGCACTCCTCCATTTTTATTCTCCATAAAAAACATTTGATTTTTTTTTATTGAAGAATAAAATGGCAAAAAATTATACCAAGATTATTGATTTCGGCAAGGGGATAAATGAACAGGTGCGATCGCCTCTGAACCCCGCCAATCCTCTCACGTACTGCATGTTTCCGACCCTGAATTCTCAGTTTATCCACGGGTCCAGCAGCAGCGGGCTCCTCTATGACACCAACAACGCCGCGTGCACGAATTTCATGGCAGATCGCTGTGAAAAGGGGTGGGATGGCTTTTGTGACGCCTACCAGATGATCAACGTGGACAACTACTGGCCCAACACCGCGGCCATCGATACCCAGGCCTTTGAGCTCGCGCAGTATTTTATTCAGAACAAGCCCTCGGTGGGAGACAACCTTGTGAGGAATGCCGCCTACCGTCGTTTCATCCGCCTCCCCAACGAATGCCCCTCGGTCCAACCCTTTGACCCCACGGTCGCCAGCTCGCCCAACATTACCCTCTATGAAAACAACGTGACCAGTAGCTCCATCCTGCATCCTATCGAGGACCCCGATAATGACCCCTGGGTTCGTCGGATGACGGAGAATCCCAAGGTGTGCTTTGACGTCATCGCCCGTATCTATCTCGGCGTCCTCCGCAACGACCCCGCGACGATCCATCTAAAGGGGACTGGTTTCTATGATTTCCTTCAGAGGAATTCAGACCTCATTCGTCGGTTCCTGGACATGGCCGTTCCCCGGCTGGCTTCTTTCCAAGAAGGACGATTCACACCCCGATGCGCGTGTAATCGTGTTTGTTGATAAAATAATTTTTTTTTTATAAAAAATAAAATGGAAGATGACCTAAGTTACAAGATTAATAAAAAATTTATACGCAACGTCATCAAACCCATGAAGCAGCAGCAGATGTATTCCAACACCACCGACAGCCTTCCTTATCAGATCCCCTCGGCGTCTGAGCTTTTCGGATTTCCCACCTCGTCACCGCAACCGCCACCACCCACATCTTCCCCATCGTCGCTGTACGAGAGCCCTGTACCTTTTCAACCGCATCAATACACCGAGAAAAGAACGACGCCTTTGGTGCTGGGGAGAACCTCTTCGTACCGGAACTTTGAAGAGTATGATGCACCACCTCGACCCACCCAACCACCCCAACCACCCGTTTTAAATTGTGTCAGCATCTGCAGCCACGTGCAGAGCTGTCCTGTGTGTTCCCAGCTGTATCGACCCTACACCGGGATTTACGCCACCATTATCGTCATTCTCATTATCGTCATCCTCTTTCTTCTCAAGAAAATCTTTCAGTTCTAAAAAAAATCAATTTAAAGAAATGTATATTATAATAAAATAAATGGGGCGCTAAAGACATTTAACCCTCTTGGGGAAAACAAACAAAAAAAAATAACATGGAATAAAAAAGTAAAAAAAATAAATGGAACAACAGAGGTTATATTGTGGCGACAAGGTGCCGTTGCCTCTAGGGTATGGTGGTTATGATTCCCGTTTGAATTGTTTGAGGAAAGGGGTTGGAATCGGTCTGTACAGCGTCCGAAACAGGAACGGCCCTCCCGCCAACAACAACCACGCGCTTCTGTCTTTCTGGAAGCGCGTACCGTGGTGGGTGTGGGTGATTCTTCTGCTGCTTTTGGTCATCCTGATCATTCTCTTGATTCGTTGAGAACAACATGTATGTATATAGACAAGTGGTCTCATAACTCAGGAGGCAGAGTATTTGGCTGTTAACCAAAAAGTCGCAGGTTCGATCCCTGCTGAGACCGAAAAAAAAAACGACAGACATTCTGTCGTTTTAATCACGGAAAATAAAAATCTATGGTAAATATAGATAGCAAGATATGAGCTGCAAATACTCGTCGTATCACAACACGTACTCTATGACCACCGTGCCTGACCCGACTGCGGGTCAGCTCGCCAATACCCAATATTTTGTTCCGATGGAAACCGGGGACACTCTCGATTGGGAGACGGACAGCACTGATAGCACCAAGCTTGTGTGCAAGTATAGCGGAATATGGCAGATTATTGTCCAGCACCAGAACTATAATCTTGATGGCCAGACGGGAGAACTCAACGGATGGGTCGTGAAAAACGACCAGGCTATTGATTTATCAGACGCGGCTGATTCCACGATGAGCCAGGACGAAGTCCATGTGCTCACCATTGCTTTCACCGCTGTGTTTAACAAAGGGGATACCCTCCAGCTGGGTGTTATGAGCTATAATTCAGATTCGAGCGATACTACGCCTCATACCGCCGTCAAGGCATTTCAGAGGACGAGCCTTCCCGTCGCTCCCTCTGTTATCCTGAGTCTTACAAGGACAGGACGCGCTCCTAGCCTTTAAATAACTAATAGCGATAAAAATATATTTATTTTTATTCCATAATAAAAATAAAATGAACCACGAGACGACCAAGGCGCGCACTCAGACCAATTACGGGTACCCTCTACCGAGGGCGCTCCAGGCGGCCCAGGCCAAGGCCCTGAAATCAACACAGGAGCGATACACCCATCCTCTCGTTCCTCCAGGAACCCCCGCGTTGTCCGAACAAAGACAGAGCCTCCCGTCACCCCAACAGGCATGCAACGGTCGGCTCCCCTGCTTTCTCCGGAATTTTCACTAGACGTTTTCTTCTTCTTCCTGGAGGGCCGAGTACGGGTTGTTGGTGGCCTCTGAACCACTCTCTGTTGCGGGTGCACCATTTGCCGCGTCTCCTCCAGAAGAGGCATCCCCCTCGCCTTCTGCTGTGTCTCCTCCAGAGCCCTGCTTCTTGGAGATAAAGGTCTTGGGGCGCAGTAGCGAGGTGGGACGGTAATAGTTCTTCTTCTTCTTGTCGATAAACTTGACGAGGACCTCGTAGAGCTTGACCTGCATCGAGACGTTGTCTCCCACGTAAATGTTTTCAATCTTGAGCGCCGCTGTGAGCAAGCATCGCTTGTTGATGAGTTCCATCGGGTCAATCTCCTCGTTGGTGTCCTCGTTGATAAACAGCGTCATGATACGGTTCGTTTTTCGGTTGGTGATGAGCTTGACGTAGAGGACAGGGTAGTCCTCCCCGTTCTCCTGGGACCTCCATGAAAGGATATTGAGCTTATTGGCGTCTGCGCTATAGTTGTCGTGGATGTGCTGCTTGCACTTTTCGGTAATGACCTGGAGCGCAGAAGTGAATTGCTTCTCTTCCTCGGTCGCCCCCTTCTTGTTCCACAGAATGATAGGGACCTGGTACCCGGTGACGTCGCCCGTACG